TGCACCTCTAGCGCATTGGGTTGGCCTTCCTCGTCAATCTCGCTTTGGATGCTCACGCTCACGGTGGCATCCAGGTTGCCAACGTGCGGCGGGTTTTGCGTGCCGCCAAGATATGCAACCACAACGCAAGGCATGGCTTTGATGGTGTCGCTTGTGCCAGCGTAAACAGGCACGCCAACCTTGCCGGCCAAGTATGATTTAAAAGCTGCCTCTGTTTGCTTGCGGTAACTCATGCAAAGCCTTTCATTTTGCCCCAATCAACGCCCATTTTGCGCTTGATGTATTTCAGCATGTCGCGGCGCTCTGCTGTAATTGCTTTGCTTAAGGCGCCTTTTAGGCCGGCAATTGTGCTGCCATAAAAAACGCCGTGCGTGATGCTTGCTTGCGGGTTGTGCGGGTCGCGCCGGCGCTCCGGCTTGGCGCTGCCTTTAAGCTTGAAGCCTTTTTTATTGCGAGGCACCCGCACGCTTTTGATGTATTGCTTGAGGTCTGCAATGCAGCCATACCAAGCGCTTTTTAGGAAGTTGGTGCCTTTGGTGCGGTAACGTATCGCGCGACGTTCTGAGCGCGCCATGGGGCGCCCTGTTAAGCCTTTCTTGCCCTTTTTGCCTCGATAGTAATTTGTCAGCACAGCGGCCAAAGGTGCGCGCGGTGCCACGCGAGAAGCGCCTTGCATTTCTGCGCGCACATTGCTGGCTTTTGCGTTGGGCGTGTAGCGGGCGGCCTTCATGGCTAGATTGGCGGCGCGTTGGTTGACCGATTCCACCCAGGTGCGACTGGACAAGCTTTGATACTTCAAAAGCACTTTGTTGAAATTGCCCATGTCCATCGCAATGGTTGTTTTAGTGCCTGGAATCATTGCTTTTTCATTAACCCAAGCTCAAAGCTCGCGTCATTGGTCAAAAGTTGCTGAATCTTGTAACGCTTGCCGCCCTTGGTCAGCGTGGCGCCCACAATCGGCTTGATGCCTAAGTCGGCCCATTGTTTCCGGTTGGTCGTCAAGGTCAGGTCGTAGCCTTCCAAGATGCCGCCCTCTTCAAGCTCTTTGGTTTCCGTGTTGCCGCTTTCTACACAGCGCAAAACGTTGCCATGGTAATCAAGCAAACCGCCGGCCAAGCGCTCAATTTCTACCTGTTGCTCATAGAGCAATCTTGAGCGGTGGTGCCCTTGGTCAATGATGTATTGCTCTTGGAAATTGGTGTGTTCCACGCCGTGATGCGTGTGGGAAACACTGTGAAAACAATCAGTGCGCGTTGTGCCGCTGCCATCTGGCACGTTTAAAGTTATGTTGTATGCGTCTTCATAATCGCCGCTTTCATTAGTGCGCTGCACCGTGTAGGCGAGCGCATCAAATTGGGCACTATCAGCCGTGACCCGCAGAATGACGTTGCCAGCGCCAAACGTGCCGCCTTCGGCAATCGCCGTGAAAGTGGTTGGCGCATTGTGCGCGGCTGTTTCATAAAGCCAGCCGTTGCGCGTGTTGATTATGCGGTTGTTGGCCATTAATTAAAAAACCCAGGCGGGAAGGTTGCCCCGCCGCGCCTGGGTTGGGTGTGGTGACCTAACGAACGAACAACAGGCGAATCAGGCAGTTGCCTTTTTCTTGGCGGCTTTGGCTTTGGCTTTAGGAAGCGCGAGCGGTAGGTCTGCGCGCTTCCAATAAGGTGGTTTGCGGTAAACGCTGACGCCGGAATATTTGCCGGACGGGTTTTCGCGCTCCGCAATGAATGCGGCTTTGCATGTGTCTGGGTCGCCCATGGCTATAAGCTCCGGCGAGCCGTCAGGCAAAAATCCAACAGTGAATGAAGTCTTAAATATCATGATGATTTATTGGTCGGTGATTCTAATTAAAGCGTTTTGATTTCCCACGCTGCACCCGTAGAGAATGCTGACCGTGAGATACCATTTGCCCTCAGTCGGGCGGTAAAATTTTCTCGTTTGGAATGGCAATCCGGTGCGCGGCTCAATGTTGTCGATGACTTCCACGTTGCCATAAGTCGGGCGCGATACTTGGCGCGCTGCAATGCATAGCGCGCTTGGGTGGCAATAGAATCCTTGCAGGTTGTTGCCGGTCGGAATGTCTTGGTATTCGGCAACACCAAATCCATGGATGCTTGAAAGCTCGCCTTCTTGGATGGGTTGCGCTGTGCCGTAGGCGCTGGCGTCAATGATGGCGCCGTCTTTGCTGAGGCTTGCCGTGTAAGACGGATTGAGCATGACGGTTCTAAGTGACCGTGGGCACCCATTATCCGAAAGCGTTGCGGCGGCGCTTGCCAAGTCATCACTGTCGAAATTGGCGGCAGTCCTGACTTGGGAGGCGCTGAAGTTTCCAGGCGTAACAAGCCCAAGCAAATCGTCGGCAACACCTTTTGCTGTGGCATCTATTGCAGGGCGCAAAAATGTGCGCTCTAGGATGGTTGGGCTCTTGAGTTTTGAAATCTCAAAGTCGGTAAATGACATTGAGAAGCCTTTAAACTTATCAAGCGCAATCTCGATTGCTGTGCTTGTTACATCGCTGGCGCTGTAGCCAGTGGATAAATCTTTAACTGAAACGGAGGAAGGAACGCGGGTGGTTACACCATCACCGCGCTCCCTCACTTCCGTCGAGAAGTTGCGACTCACAAGCGAAAAAGCGAAAAAGTTGGAGGACAACAAGTCGAGCATTTGCTCGCTCACCGCTTCCAAATAGACGCCGCTTGTGAGTGCGTTTGCCATTCTTTTAACTTACGCGGACTTAATGCGCTTCAGAGCGGCACCGTTACCAACGGCCACGCCGTAGAGAACACCCATGGACAAGTAATGTTTGCCGGCGGTGTTGTCGTACCAAGTGCGCAACTGGATGGGCAGCCCGGTGGATGGGTCGGTAATGTCGGCAACGCTCACGCTACCGTCTGAAGGCGCAGCAGGCTGGCGAGCGGCCAAGCACAGAGCGGATGGGTGCAGCGCTATGCCGGCAAGGTTTTCGCCGTTGGCAGGAATGCCGGTGTATTCGTAAATGCTGAAACCGTGTGCCTTTTGGACAATGTTATCTTGGATTGGCCCAGAATTCCCATATGCGGACGCGTCTTGGACTAAATTGTCTTTAGCAAGCGAGGCATAGTAAGCGCTTGGCAGGACTAGTGCTCGTTCCGATTTTGGACATTTGGCGGTTGTCAAATCCGCCGCCAAATCTGCCACTTCGTCTAAATCGAAATTGGCGGCAGTAATTACCTCGTTGGCGCTGAAGTTAGCGTTTAGCACCAGGGCGAGCAAGTCGTCCATGACTGCGTCCAAGGTAACTTCTAGCGCAGGCGCCAGAAAGATGCTAGACAACCAATCGAAGTTGCCAGCCTTGGAGACCTCAAGGTCAGTAAAGGCCATTGAGTAGCCTTTAAACTTGTTAAGGTTAATTGTGATGCCTGTCGATGTGACATCGGTGGCGGTGTAACCAGTAGACAAGTCGCTTACGGTCATGCTGGAAGGCACGCGCGTGGAGACCGATTCGCCGGCGCCGCTAATGTCAGTTGAGAAATCACGCGCAAAAGCACGCAATGGGTGAAACTGGGTCGACAAGTAATCGAGAGATTGCTCGGCAATCTGGTCGATAAAAATGCCGCCATTTGTAAATGTATTGGCCATTTTTTAGAGTCTTTCTTTAATGTTTTTGAGATAGAAAGCGCGGCGCTCCTGGCGGTCCTCAATGGCGTTGTATTGCTGCCATAAGGTTTCCATAGATGCCTCGGGTGCCGGCTCTTCGGTGGCTTCTTCAACTGGTGCCTCAACGCCAACAGATGCGGCGATTTCAACCGCCTTTTCCGCTGCGCTCTTCTGTTGCTCCTCAAGAAGTAAATTCGTCTCCTCAAGCAATTTTACTTTTTGCTCAAGTGCTTCGATGTCCTCGGCGTGTTGTGCGCCAAGCTTGGCAACCTCGTCGGCGTGGCTTGCTGCCGCGCCTTCAATTTCTGCCTGTAGGTTTTTATTTGCCTCGGTGGCTTCTTCCAATTTGCCGGATAGGCTAGAGAGCTCCACGTTGGCTTTGACTAAATCAAGGATGGTTTTCATGGTGTTTTGTTATGAATTGTTAAAGGTTGGTCATCAGCGCAATCACGTCTTGGATGTCGTCAATTACGCCATCGGCAAGGCCCGCCTCAACGGCCTCAAGTCCCTCGTAAACTTGGCCGGTCATTGAATCGCTTGGCACGGTGCGCTTGACGTTGATGTCGCCTTTAAAGCGGTCGTGCCACTTGTTGACGTTTGCTTGCAGGCGCTCGCGCGCTTCGTCGGTCAATGGCTTAAAGTCGGCATAATCAAGTTTGTTTTCGCCGGCGGCGATTGCGTTGACGCGCAGGCCTTGGTTGCGCAGGTATTCGCTCTGGTCAAGCAGGGCAATGTAAACGCCCACACTGCCAACCTCGGCGCTCTGACTTAAAAGCACATTGTCGGCTTGGCTGGCTATCCAGTAGGCCGCGCTGGCGGCGGTGCCTTCGGTGTAAGCCACAAGCGGCTTTTCAACGGCGCGCATCTTGGCGGCAAGCTCTGGCAATCCGGTGATGGTGCCGCCAGGTGAGTCGATATGAAGCAAGATGGCGGTCACGTTTGGGTTGGCGTCTGCCTCGGCCAATTGCGTGGCAATGTCGTCGTAGTCGGTCATTCCAAACATCAATTCCCAGTCCGTGAGCATTTTGCCCAAGGGTCCATGAATGTGGATGATGGCAATGCCGTCGACTTCCTCCGGCGTGGGTGGCTCATAAGGGCCGCCGTCTTCGTCTTCCTCGTAGTGATACGCTTCAGCGGCAGCAATCAGCGTGCTGTGATATTCTGGGCGAATAGCCCATGGCTCATGTGCCAGCTTATGCGTCAATTTCGTTTTCATTATTAAAAACTGGGTTTGGTGTCCTTTGGCTCAAAAGGTGCAAGGCGGTTTCCATTGAAACGCTGTAATCGTCGGCCAAGCGCTTGGCGCGCTCTAACAGGTCGCTGGCTTCGCGCTCAACTTGGTCGCGCATGTCCTGCCAATCATGCCCGCGTTCGCCGGCATCTTCGCGCATGGTGCGCAAGCCCATCTTAATGGCGTCTTGGTTGGCTCGCGCTTCGCGGCCAAGGTCAACGGTGATTTTCTTCGGTGCTTGCCAGTTGACGCGCCACCAGTTGTCGCTTGGAGGCAGGTCGCCGCGCTTAATTCCGCGCGCAATTACCCAGCCCCAAACGCGATTGCAAAAACGGGAAACTAAAAGGTCTTGGCGCTCCTCGAATCGGCGGGCCGCTTTTTCTAAAATGAACCTTGAAGCGGTTCCTTGTTTGCTGGGTTCGACGACGAATTCGTATGG